CCCACATGCGGAGCATGGACGTTAGTAAAACAAACAACAAGATCGCCCACATTTGGGTACACAAGAAGGAGAGAGTGCGCTAATGAACACAGATTCACAACCCAAGAAGTCATTGTCCCGCAAGAGGCAATTGATGAAGAACGAAGAAACCATCTTGAAAGTAACCTCGAACGACTGGAATCCGTTCGAGCGAGTAGACCCAAAACTATTAGAAAAAATAAACCGAAGATTTATTAAAGGCGAACATAAGGATGCACTGCTATGAGTAAATACCAAGCACAAACATTTAGTCCTATGGGTCAAGGACAGAACGCATTGAGGGTAGAGAAATCAACAAGGCGTTGGATGCACATACAGGGAAAGTTATGTTGGCGATGCCAAAAAGAATCGATACCCGAAAAAGGATGCATCATGTCTTTTCAGAGTGGTACTCATAAGTACGTATGTAAAGCATGTGTTGACACAAAAAAGGCAAAGGTATGACACCTGAGAAGAAAGTCAAAGACAAGGTGGTGGCAATACTCAAGGCGTATGAGGCGTATTACTTCTATCCAGTAACAAGTGGGTACGGTGCGTCAGGTGTGCCTGATATTGTGGGTTGCCACAACGAGAAATTTTTTGCTATCGAATGTAAGGCGGGTAAGAACATTCCAACTGCATTACAGGAGAGGAACATGCAAAAAATCAGGGAGAGCGGTGGCATTGCCATCGTTGTCAATGAGGACAACATCAAAGATGTTGAATTAATGTTAGACAAACTAGAAGGAGATTGAGATGGGAACGATTGCAGAACAAATGCAAAAAGTAATAGCAGAGTGGGACAACCAAGTCACACCGCTACATGTCAGAGATAGTCAACCAAAAGGAGAAACCGAAATGAAAAAAGAAACCGTAAGTGATTTAACAGCAACCGCAAAGATACTGCGGTTCATTGAGGCTAACCCTACCGTGCAAAAAGCACGTATAGATAGTTACCTAAAAATCAATCACCCCGAAATACCATTGGGGTATATATCCACCATGCTTAATCAATTTACAAAACGTAACTTGGTTACCCGTGAAGAAGTGTATGACCGTAACTTAAATAAGCATGTGTATGCATACACATTAGTTCCAACGGAGGAACGTAAGAAACTTTTAGACTCGAAGCGCGAACGTAAGATGACAATGGTTGAGAGAGCAAGAGTTGCCCGTGAAGCGAAAAGACTCAAGGCAGAAGAGAAACTTAAAAATAAAGAACAAGGCATAAGCGAAGCATTGCCAACAACACAAGCCAAGACGTATACAGCAGATACACAAGAGTTTGTTAACTCATTGCCGATAGGTAAGGCACGTGAGTTGTATGATGAACTCAAGAAAATATTTGGAGGTTAATATGAAGATGAAAGAACAACTAGAAGGCGTAAATCTCGTGTATCCAGCCGCCATACAAATGTTTGGTGAAATTCATGAGGATGGGCAGTTTCGTGGCAATATGAAAAACTTCAACGAAGACGAACAAAATTTAATGAAACAACATGGGCTTATTCGTGTTGGAGAGTACGCTTTGTGGGGCGTTGACGGTGAAGATATATACATCTGCCATGTGCCTAGTGGTGAGATGGGTGCGTTCAAGAAGAAAGACTTTGAGACACACGTGTCAGCATTCTTTGGGTTGAACTTCTAATGAACATCATCACGATAGATTTCGAGACGTACTACACCGACAAGGACTTAGGATTCAAAAGCCAAACGACTGAGGAGTATGTACGTGACGAACGCTTTGAGGTGATTGGTGTTGCCGTGAAGAACGGTGACACCCCTACCGAGTGGTTCTCAGGTTCTAGAGAAGAAACCCAAGCATGGCTTGAACAGTTTCCTTGGGCAACTAGCATGACGCTTGCACACAATGCAATGTTTGACATGTGTATTCTCAACTGGCATTTCGGTATAAAACCTTTTGCTATAGCAGACACGCTGAGTATGGCTCGCGCACTACACGGCTCGGAAGTTGGCAATAGCCTAGCGAAACTGGCTACTCACTATGGGTTGGGTGTTAAAGGCACAGAGGTTGTGAACGCAATCAATCTCAAGCGGGAGGACTTTAGCCAAGCGCAGTTAGATAAGTATGGTGACTACTGCATCAATGATGTGGAGTTAACGGCTGACTTGTTCTTGCACTTGTTGCCTAAGTTCAAGAAGATTGAACTCAAACTAATTGATATAACTATTAGGATGTTTACCGAGCCTGTACTAAGACTCGCTGCGGATCAACTTTTAAGCCATCTTGCTGAAGTACGTTTACACAAGGCTAACTTACTCAACGCGGCTCAGGCGAACGTAGATGATTTAATGTCTAACCTAAAGTTTGCAGAACTACTGCGGGACTTGGGCGTTGAACCGCCTACCAAGATTAGCCTGACAACTGGCAAAGAAACTTTGGCGTTGGCTAAGAACGATGAAGAGTTCAAGGCGTTGGCTGACCATCCTGATATCAAGGTACAAACACTTGTAGCGGCACGTCTAGGTAACAAGACAACACTAGAGGAAACAAGAACACAGCGATTGGTTGAGATTTCCAAGCGTGGGCTAATACCCGTACCGCTCTCATACTATGCGGCTCACACGGGGCGTTGGGGCGGCTCGGACAAACTGAACTTCCAAAACCTACCATCACGTGGTGACAACGCAAACAAGTTGAAGAAGGCTATTCTTGCGCCCGAAGGTCACGTCATCATTGACTGCGACTCATCTCAGATTGAGGCACGGGTACTTGCGTGGTTGGCGGGGCAGAACGATTTAGTGGAAGCATTTGCAAATGGCGAGGATGTATACAAGATCATGGCATCTGCTATCTATCAGAAAGATGCATCGGAGATTAGCAAGTCAGAGAGGTTTGTTGGCAAGACAACAATTCTTGGTGCGGGTTATGGGATGGGACACGCAAAGTTTAGGGCGCAACTCAAATCGTTTGGTGCGGAAGTATCCGAAGAAGAATCTGCCAACATCATAAATATTTATCGGGAAACCTATCCCCATATAAAAGAACTATGGAGTGCGGGTAATAGCGCGATTGAGGCTATGCGTAAAAAGCGCACGGCTAAATGGGGTAACGGGTCGGTAGTGGTAGGGTCAGATGGTGTTCTTATGCCAAACGGCTTATACCAAAGGTATCCAAATTTACGCAAAGTCAAAGACAAAACTGGAAAAGAGCAGTATATTTATGACTCACGCAAGGGTGTAACGAAACTCTATGGCGGGAAGTTGACGGAGAACATCTGTCAAGGTCTAGCCCGTTGCATCATTGGTGAGCAAATGTTGAGGATTGCTAAACGATACCGTGTTGTACTCACCGTACACGATGCTGTTGCATGTGTTGCGCCTAAAGAAGAAGCCGAAGAAGCGATGGCGTTTGTGATGGAATGTATGCGGTATGTGCCTGATTGGGCGCAAGGCATTCCTCTGAACTGTGAGGCTGGTTATGGGGAGAGTTATGGAGATTGTTAATAAAGCACCCGCTTGGAGTTACTCAGGCATTTCTATGTTTGACCAATGCCCCAAGAAGTATTACCACTTGCGGGTGGCTAAAGACATTTCCGAACCGCCAAGCGATGCCATGATGTATGGCACAGATGTGCATCTTGCCGCAGAAGAATACATCCGCGATAACAAACCCATACCTAAGAAGTATGCGTACATGCAACCCTTTCTCACAACCCTCAACAAGATTAAGGGTCAGAAGTTCTGTGAACTTGAGATGGGTATCAAGCGAGTCGATGACAGACTAGAACCTTGTGGATTCAGAGACAAGGATGTTTGGTACAGAGGTATCGTTGACTTGTTGATAGTTGATGACGAGAAGGGTGAAGCGAGAGTAGTTGATTACAAGACTGGTAAGAGCAGTCGATATGCAGATACTAAACAATTAGCGTTGATGGCGGCTTGTGTTTTCTTACACTTCCCCCAAGTTAAGACAGTTAAATCAGGCTTATTGTTTGTGGTTTGCAGAGACTTCATCAAAGTGGATTACGAAGAGGGTAGTGGGTTCGACATTTTTGATAAGTTGGAAGACACAATCGTTTCACGTGAAACAGCATACGAGACAGGCGTGTTTAACCCAAAGAAAAATTTCACTTGCAGAGCATGGTGTCCCGTGCTGATATGTCCACACAACGGAAGGAACGAGTAATGGCTTATAAGAACAAAGCAGATCGTGATGCCAAACACGAATGGGAAATGGAAAAGAAACGCGATGGCGCACACGAAGCAAGGATGGAACGTCAACGTGCAAGACGTGCGCTGGATAAGAAGGGCGTAGCCCGTAAAGGTAAAGATGTTGCTCATAAGGTTGCGTTAAGCAAAGGCGGGTCAAACAAGGAAGGCTACACGCTACAAGCCCCATCAACAAATCGTTCGTTCAAAAGAAATTCTGATAAGTCAATGAAATAAAGTTTGCAAAGACGCTACCAAAGTAAGGTGTGAGTGATAGATAGCGCGGGGGTTCTTCAAGATTGCCTCTTCATGAGATAACCGCACCAGTTAGCACGATAACCCTTTCAATCGGGAACTAACTGACACCTCGGAAAGACGAGGAACCCCCTCCACACATCATGTTTGGAGAGCATAACTATCGGAGAAGCAATGGAGATTATTCAGAACAAGGCGTTACTGCTTAAAGTACGTGACCCAAAACGGATTACAAACGTAATACCGAAGAGCAAGATATTGGAAGACGATGGCAACACCGCCAGCGTATTGGTTAACTGGGGGCTAGAAGAATCTATTGTCCTCAAGAATTTAAACATTAACGCACCATCACCAATTAACGCTACATATAGTTGGCCCGGGTTGTTTAAACCGTTTGACCATCAAAAAGTTACATCGTCATTCCTAACCATGCACAGGCGTGGATTCTGTTTCAATGAACAGGGAACAGGCAAGACCGCTAGTGTTATATGGGCGGCTGACTATCTAATGACGCTTGGCTTTATCAAACGAGTGCTTGTTATCTGCCCTCTATCCATCATGGACTCGGCATGGCGCAATGACTTGTTTAAGTTTGCTATGCACCGCACAGTAGATGTTGCATACGGCAAACCTGAGAAACGCAAGACCATAATTAACGGTGATACAGAGTTTGTCATCATTAACTACGATGGTGTGGAGATTGTGGCTGACACAGTAGCAAACGCTGGGTTCGATTTAATTGTTATTGATGAAGCCAACGCATATAAAAATCCTACGACTAATCGGTGGAAAGTCTTAAATAAATTAGTTCAACCAAGCACATGGTTGTGGATGTTGACAGGAACACCTGCCTCACAGTCACCAGTAGACGCTTACGGTATAGCCAAATTAGTAAACCCTAGCAACGTGCCAAAGTTTTACGGTGGGTTCAGAGACAAGGTGATGAACAAGGTAACGATGTTTAAATGGGTTCCAAAACCCGACGCCAATGAAGTAGTACATAAAGCGTTGCAACCTGCAATACGTTTTACCAAAGAACAATGTTTAGATTTGCCAGAAATGTCCTATGTGACACGTGACGTACCGCTTACTGCACAGCAAGAAAAATACTATGAACTACTACGTAGGCAACTCATCGTACGAGCGGCTGGTGAGGAGATAACAACAGTAAACGCCGCCGCTAACTTAAACAAACTACTACAACTATCTAGTGGTGCGGTGTATGCAGATACGGGTGAGGTTGTGCAGTTTGATGCAAGCAATCGGTTAGCAGTCATGCGTGAAGTAATTGAGGAGTCAAGCCACAAGGTATTAGTGTTTGTCCCATACCGCCATGCCATAGAGATAGTGGCTGAAGACCTACGCAAACATGGCTATTCAACCGCAGTCATTAACGGTAGCGTAGCGGCTGGTAAACGGTCAGAAATATTTGAGAGATTCCAAGGCACGGACACACCACAAGTGCTTGTCATCCAGCCTCAAGCGGCATCACACGGTGTCACGCTACATGCGGCAAACACAATTATTTATTGGAGTCCAGTAATGTCCGTAGAGACATATCTGCAATGTAATGCACGGGTACACAGAGCGGGGCAGAAGAACCCCACCACCGTTGTGCATCTACAAGGGAGCGGTGTTGAGAAACGTATGTACACCATGTTGCATAACAAGGTAGATATACATCAAAAAATTATTGACCTATACGGGGAAATACTGAGTTGAAACTCTTGACATTGTAAATTTTGTTGTTATCATGTAAACATAACGAGAAGGAGAGAGGAATGACTGACGAAGTATCAGTAGATAGGTTAGTCGCCGCCTATATAAAAATGCGCGACAAACGATCGGAACTTCTACGCGAGTACGAAGAAGAAGACCTAAACGTAAAAACACAGATGGAAGCAGTAGAGGTTAATTTACTTGACCTCTGCAAAAACATCGGTGCTGATACGTTAGGAAGCAAACACGGTACGGTAATGCGTACCGTTAAGACCCGTTACTGGACAAGTGACTGGCAAGCAATGCATGACTTCATCTTAGAACACAAGATGCCCGAACTATTGGAGAAGCGGGTTAGTCAAACTACGATGAAGCAATTGCTGGAGGAGAACCCCGACTTGATGCCGAAAGGTATGAATGTCGATAGTAGGTATGCCGTAACCATAAGGAGGAGTAAAAGTGCAACCTGATAATTTAACCGTGGAGGAAATCGCAAAATATTTGCGGGTTTCTCGACAAACGGTTTACACCATGATTCGTTCGGGGAAAATTCCCCACTTTAAGATTGGTAACAAAGTCCGTGTTAAACGCACAGACCTAGATACCATGACTAATACACAACCTCAACCAACCATAGGAGCAGAAGATGAGTGAGAAAGTTGATCTCATGAGCCACTATCACATCAAAACATTTGGGTGTGATGTAAACCAAGTCACATACGACTTATTAAAAAGCGTCGGTAATGTTTACATGCCCGAAGGTAACTGTACAGATATGGATAGCACTATCAATTTCTTTACTGCACAGATACCATCAATTTCCCACATCATCACATGGTGTGCTGGAAACCTCGATACCCAATACATCATTCACGAAGGTGAATGGGTTGCAATTTAACTAGGAGAAACTAAATGAGCGAAATGACTTTATTCAAAAGCGGTAACACATTACCCGCACACTTGCGTAACTTACAATTAGACGAGACCACACGCGCCCTCATGGGCGGTGCTGGTAGTGGAGGAGGCAAACGCATCTCTATCCGTGGCAACGTGTTCCGCATGATTGTCGATGGTAAAGAGATTGCACAAAACGAAGACCGCGCAATGAACATCATTGTTGTAGCGGCTAATCAACACGTATCACGTAGTTACTATGCAGAAACTTATGAAGAGGGTAAGAACATTGCCCCAACATGCTGGTCGAATGATGGCATTTCACCTGACTCCAAAGTTGGTGAGCCACAGTCGGGCAAGTGCGCCTCATGTCCTAACAACATCGCTGGTTCGGGACAGGGCAAAAGCCGTGCTTGCCGTTACAGCCAACGACTGGCAGTTACGCTAGAGAACGACCTACAAGGTAATGTATATCAGTTGACATTGCCAGCGCAGTCTATCTTTGGTGACGTGGAAGGTGGCAAGATGCCCCTGCAAGCATACGCAAAGTTCTTGGGAAGTCATGGCTTGCCAATTACCGCCGTGGTAACCGAGATGCGCTTTGATACACAGAGTGCTACGCCTAAGTTGACCTTCAAAGCGGTTCGCCCCTTGGAAGAAACCGAGATGGCAACCGCCCAAGAAAAGGGTCAGTCTGCTGATGCCAAGAACGCTATCGCTTCAACTCCCGCGCTACTAGACGGGGCGAAACCAAAGACAGTATTTGCATCCGAAGCGCAACCCAAGGTAGATGCTGAAGAAGCCGAGCCAACCAAACGCGCCAAGAAAGCCGCACCGAAAGATGTGAGCGAAATCTTGGACGATTGGGCTGAGTAATGAACTAGGGGTGGGGAAACCCGCCCCTATACGGGAGAACAACAATGATACCAACGTGTGTAAGTTGTGGGCAGTCAATAAAAAAATTGAACCCACATAGGATGTGTAAATCAAAAGTTGCAATGCTTGAGATTTTGGCTAAGGCTAATGACTGGGTTCATGTGCAAGAAGGGCATGGAGCAGTTCATGGCAATGGCATTTCTAGAGCGCCTTATCGTGCGAGGGCGCACGTGTCTAGACTGGTATGGTTTGGTTTAGCAGAACATGGGGCACCACGTTCGGGGCTATACCGTATCACGCAAGAAGGTAAAAACTTTCTCGCTGGAACACATGTTGTACCAAAAACAATTTGGTGTAAAAACGGTAGGGTAGTTGAAGTAGATTCTGCACAAGTAGCAATAGGCAATATCAAAGACGTTGTACTTGATAAAGAATACTGGGACAACTACGGGGCAAT